ATGAAAATGTCAACAAAAGAACCTTCTTTCGGTTTCTTTGTGAAGTAAAGTTCTACCGCCTCTGGAATAATGTCTTTCTGAGGTGTAAAAGTTTGAGCAAGAGGCTCATTCCAAAGCCTTAACCTGTTTATTACTACATAACGGACTAACGGTATAAGAGAAACTACAGATTCAGCCCTTACGCCAGATTCCTTTCCAACAGCAAGAACTTGTTTGTTACCGCTTTTCGTTCCAGAAGGGACTGTAAACGTCGTATTTACAAACCCATTAGTATCGGCTGTTACGGTTTTTACGAGCTTTGAGTCAAAATAGATTTCAACGGTCTCACCGCTGTTAAACCGTTGAGCCTGTACAGAAATGGTTATTGGTGGAACTTCTGCTGAAGAGGTTAATTCTGTCGTAAAGGAAGAAGAGACCCTGTCAATAGTTCTACCTTCCCAGTTCCACCAGTCTCTTCCCATAGTTATAGCGAGAGCACTTCTTGAAAAGACTCTGGAGATTGTCCTGTCAACCCATCTGTAAACTCTTGGAGAGACCGTCATCTTTCCTGGAGGAGCTTCGCTCCAGGTAAGCCTGTTTACTTTCCTTGTTCTCGTTCCAACTTCTTGGGCGATTTCTACTTTCGGAGAATAAGGAAGTTGAATCGGAGTACCTTCACGGAGTTTGAAAGTCTGCCACTCTACACCCGGAAGGAGAGTCCCGTTTGAGATAACTGCTGTCTGTGTATATCCAAGGTCCCTTAGATCATCGTCATAGAACGGATCAACAAAGATGTTTTTCTTTGTGGTTGTCGGGTCTTGGCTTCTTGCGTTTTCAATAAGAGAGAGCCTTGCAATGTTGTACTCAATGTCTCTTATGCGGTCAAAAAGGAACTGAATATCAGCCATCTTGAAAGCACGGTAGTAATCTGGAGTGATTTCAGGTTCTTGACCGTAAAAGACCTTAACCCTTGCGAGTGAAAGACCGCCGGATACGTCTGGAGGGACGGGCTTCTCGCTTGCTACACCTTTTAGAACTTTGAGGTCTCCCTCTCTTGTTAATATCACACGGTCTATTCTTGGCAGGTAATAGTCATAATCAACATAGAAAATCGTATCCTCTGCAAGTCCAGAGATAGATATACCTTTTCTGTCTTCTGTGATTGAAGCAGTTATGTTTGAATCTTGATAGCGGTAAACGACGACGTAAGTAGAACCCGGAGCTGGTTCATCTCCACTCAGACTCCAGTCAATGTAGTCCCCACTCAGAACGTAGTCCGTTCCCTCAACAAAAACCTTATCTCCCTGTCTTACCTCAAGAACATCAACGACCGGAGTATGGGGAAGTTTGTCTTTGGCTCCCGAGTAGTTTCCGTGAGTAATATCAACAGTTTCCTGTCTTACGCCGATGATTCTCTTAATGTTTGCTATCGGACTGTATCTGAGTTGATAGACACCGTTGCCGCTAAACGTATGAGGCTCTGCGAGTATCTCTTTTGTGTCTGTCGGAGGAGAAAGCCTTACCTTCCTTGCATAGGGAAAAGTGACTTCAAAGCCTTCAACGTGGGCTGTTCCCTCAGAAATACTGAGGATTATCTCCTTTGTCACAGGATCTGTACTGTCGTAAGTGGTGATAAGCCCCTCTACAACGTACGAACCGTTTGCTCCGTAGTCGTACCTTGCTAAAAGCTGAACGGGACCTGTTAGCTCTGGAGGAGTTTTCTGGGTTGTTATTGGTGCACCGTCAACGAATTCATAGACAGGATAGAAAGTCTCATCAGATTCAAGTTGCGAATCAAGAGTCCACCTTGCGGATATTTTTTTCCTTAAAGCTCCCGGCTGGTTGAAGTCTTCTAAGCCTACTGCCGGGTCTCTGAGTTCAGGGTCTTCAAGTTCTGTAATGATTTCTTCTTTTACAGCTATACCAGCAGTTTCTTTTCCATTACCGGTAAGGGTTATAGTGGTTGCCGGAGCAGTAGCAACGTAAACTTTTTTGTGGAGAACTTTTGTTTCTCCGAGAGTTACTGTCTTTGTCTCCTCGTTGTACTGCATGTCTCCGCCAGAAAGGAGTCCTCCGTCCTTGATAAGAGCACTGGCTATCTCTCCAACGTCTTCCCTGATGTAAGCTTGAAGCTCATTTAGTTCCGCTGATTGAAGTCCTCTGCCGGCTATAAAGAGCAGTTCCTTGTAGTGTTTCTTGGGGTCGTATCTGTTGTAATAGTTAGGAATCGTCATCTTATACCTCCGCTTAGAATGTCAAGACAAAGTGGTGGAATTGCCTGACTCCTTCGTCGGTGTAAAAAGGTTTGATGTTCTCTCCAAAGACAAGAATTCCTTTGTCTTCTACTTCTTCCGGCAGCAGAAAGAGCTTTCCATCTGGAATTCCTTCTTTCGGTTTGAGGTTCATGAATAGCCCTTTTTGATAGATGGTCTTTTCAAGGATGTCTTCGTTGTCAAAAATGAACTCAAGGTAGACGTGTTTTGTCGGTTCTTCCGTTACGCTCCACCGTTTTTTTGATACGACGATAATTCCGTTGGGGTCTTCATAGGCAAAAAGCACTCTTGTTGCTTTTCTATAGCCGTAGGGAAGTAAAAGCTCCGTAGCCTCGGGATCAAAAGCAGGAGGCTTGTCTTTTACTGTCCAGGGAGATTCAAAATCTTCTGGAAGTCCTCCAAGACACAGCCAGAAGTCTGCGTTTTTCACAGCAGTTGCTATAGCAATGTGTCCAACATTCGTCATTACAAGACCCATTAGCTCCTCCAGCCAGAGAACCTCTTGGTTTCGCTACTCAGTTTCATACTGCTCAAAACGGAGTTAACCGAGAAAACCGGTAAAGGTGTGGAGAAATCCCTGGAAAGGGATGCTTTTCCAGAAAGCGTTGAAAATACTTCAGAGTGGATAACATCCGATTCAACAGAAACGGTGTAACTATCCTCCCACGTTCCCTTCCAGTTTCCTACCCAGTAGCGGGAAGCAGTCAGGGAGTCTGCAAAGGAAAAGCTGACCGTGCTTCCAATTAACCTCCTGGTGGAAGAAGAAAGAGACAACCCTCTTGATAGGTTAGGAGGTGTTTCTCCTCCTATTTCTTCAAACACACAACTGAGAGAGGAACCGGCAGAAGGAGCCGGTACTTCAAAACTTTCTGAGGAGGTCAGGGTTGGCTTACACGTAAGAGGAACAGTTTCATAGAGTTTATTTCCAAGCTTGCTTTCAGAAAGCTTAAAGCCTTTACCTCTTAACCTGCCTCCCTGGAAGCCTTTTTCTGATAGCTTTCCAGCAGACAGAACGAGATTGCAGTTTGTTTGGAGATAAAAATCCTCAACACATGAGTTCTTGAGTTCATATCCATCGCTCAAGATAAATCCATGGCTTGAACCGTGAGGAATTTCAGCTGGGACTTTAGAAAGGGAAAAGGAGTCAAGTCTCATTCTGGAAATAGGAAAATGTCTTGCATAGAAATGTGTTTCTACTGCTTGCAAAGGTTGCTGGACATGAAACTCAAAGTCACTTTCTTTCTTTTCTACAAAGCAGAAGCGAACACCCTCTTTTTTGATTCCATCCAAAGAGCTGAGGAGGGTTCTTGAAAGTTGAGAACTCCTATCAAGATTTAGCCTGCTTCGGCAGTTGCCGTCTGTAAGGATTGCAAGATGTGCTGATTCTCTTTTGTAATCATTTATGACTGAAAGAATTTTCTTAAAGTCTTCAGGCACACTGGTGGTTCTAATTCCAAAAGTATGAGGAGGAAGATTGCCACCCGTTTCAAACCATTCAACTATTTCGGTAGTTAACCCAAGGATTGAAAGTGCTTTTTGGACAGCGTATTTTGTGCCCTTGTAGCGGTGGAGTTCTATTGCGTTTTTGACGAGATTTCTTTTTTCTTCAACTGTTTTAGCAAGGTCATAACCTTCTACGTGGAACTGCCAGGCAAGTAAATCAAGGAGGGACTCGTCCTCTATTTCCTCAATGCGAGGATAAATGATGACGTTGATTATCTGCTCTTTGACTTTTTGAAGTTCTGGGTCAGTAGCTTCAAGGAGTGCCTTTATGATTGGGTCATTAAGTAAATTCGAAGGTGCTATTTCTTTAAGCATCCTCTGCACCTCCGTAAATGACTTCTACTTTTTCAGCCTGTGCCACTTGGTCAATGCCCACAGGTAGAAACTGAGGAGAATTGACTTCCACACGCTTTACTCCCTGGACAGACATTATGAGGTCTATAAGGCGAGAAGGATTTACGTCGTAACCGATTCTGGATTTTGTTTCGTTTACAAATTGAGAAACTTTTTCTTTTATCTGGAGATCTATTGATTGTTGGATGGGAATGTAGTCTTTCTTTACGTAATAGATGATGTCTATGTTGTAGTTAATTACCTGCGGAACCTTTACTTCAACAAGGTCTGTGAGAGGTCTTACTTTATCATCGTTGAGAGTTCTTTCTACAAGGTTGAGAATCTCTTCAGTTGGGAATTTCCCGTCTTTCATTAGGACTACAACGGTTACTTTTCCGGGTTCTGAGGAAAATACGGAAACGTCTGCTATCTCCTGATGGGCAGACTTTGCAAAGTAGATGTATGCTCCTTTGCTTCCAGCATTGCTGAATTTCTCTGGTGCTACTCTAATTCTTTCTCTCAACCTTTCATCATCTTCTTCGTCTGAACCGTAAAGGGAAGTTGTAATGTTCTCTACTTTGACAATGTAGGGGAGTGGTGTAACAAGAAGGTTTATTTGTCCAGGTTGGAAGCCATTGCCGACTGTTCCGGGTGTTTCGCACTCTGTTTCTACGTCAACAAAAGTTTCTCCAGCGTTAATTACGGCTTCCTTGATGGTTTTGAAAAAGATTTTCTGATCTGGAGTTACTTCTGTCCCTTGAGGGATTACGACAGGGAAGGTTTTTGGAGAATCTATATAGAAGCGGACAGTTGTCCTTGCAGGAGTTGCAGGTAACCTCTTTACACCGAGGAGCTCTCCAAGCCTGTTAAGGGCTTCTCCACGGGCAAAAGCTAAAAGGTTTTGATTTGCAGCATCATTTATTTGAAAGTTTTGGACAGAGACGACATAAGAGAGTAAGGACACCAGTAGATTTACAGGGTCAGCAGGGTATATCTTTCTTCCTAAAAGCTCTTCTGTTTTTGAAAGAATTGTTCTATAAGTCTTTTGAGAATCGTACTTGACAAATTCCAGCATCTTCTCCCTGCCAGTTTCCCTTTTCTAATCCAAAAGTAGCACTGGCAGGGTGGACAGGGTGGGCAACGGTGGGCTATCTGATGGTCAAAGGAGAATCCAGTTGCTTCTATTTCCAACAAACTCAATCAACTCTTTTCTTGGAACTTTCCAGATTCCTTCAATTTTGGCAGCCTCGAGTTTGCCAGATTTGATCCATCTTCTTACTGTTTTTTTAGAAACTCCGAAAATTTGTGCAATTTCCGGAACAGAAAAAAAGAGTTGATTGGGTAATTCTTGTTCGAGTTTTTCCTTGACGTAAAGAAAGTAGTAGTCAAGCTCTTTTGAAATTCTTTCTTTAAGCGGTGGATACATCAACCACCCCGAATTCAGTTTCAATTGTGACGGTTGCTTTTACTTCTCCTTCGCTGCTCATTTCGATTCTGATCTTTTTTGCTTTAGCCCTTTTCTCCCACTTTTCAACCTGAATGAAAATTTCTTCTTTCAGTTTCATTTCAAGTTCTGGAGTAAGTGTATCAACTATCTGCCAGCTTACTCCAAAGTTCCTCATAAGAGGGATACTTCCTTTTGGTGTAGAGATTATCGTTTTCACGTTCTGGGTTATTTCTTCAAGTTCATTTTCGGGATTGATTTTCAGCATCTCGGTCATCCTCTTTTAGAATCAAGTTTACCAAAATCTGCAACGGATTACCATATTTATCCGTTCTGCCACTTTTCTCTCGTAACTCTTCTATAACGAATCTGCCTTTTACGTAATCTCCGATAATCAAAAGGTGACTCTCTCCTTTTTCGAGATACTCTTTGAGTTTTTTGACTTCATCGGCGGGATTACAAAATGAGTAGTGGAATTTGATAGACATTTCAACCTGCTCCGGTTCAAGTCCTGTAAAGTGGAGTTTTTCTTTCTCTCCAAAGATAGAGATTCTGGCATATTTGGCTTTTGAAGAACGATTCAAACTTTCTGGAGTCTTAAGAAGTTGAAAAATCACTTCTCCCAACTTTCCCCACATTTTCAACCTCAGTGAGTATGATGTGGTGTATTTCCACCTTCGTCGATGATTGAGCCTGTAGCGTGGATATTCCCGTCCACTTTTACGTTTCCTTCAACTGTAAGACTTCCCACGATTCTGAAATCTCCCTCAAGAAATCCAATGGTAGGAGAATTATTCTGAAGGTTTATTGCCGGTGCCTGCAGCGTGATTTTCGTTTTGCTTCTAACAAGAACATCCCTTTCTACCACAGCGGACATGTGTCCGCTTACCTCTACTTCAACATCTCCTTTTACGTTTGCTGTTAGTTTGTGATTGGCAGTATCGTATTCAATGACTGTTCCATCTTCAAATTGAACTCTGAACCTGTTCCTGTCCTTTACAGGGGGCTGGTTATCTGCATCGTAGACCGTTCCAATTATAAAGCCATCTGTAGTCCCAGACTGAGGGAGTAGAAGACAGAGGACTTTCTGCCCTTCACGGATAGGCATGTAGCTTTTGTTTTGATAGGTGAACGGTTCCACTACCTGAAGTTCCCTTGAGATAACGTTTTCAAAGTCTTTGAACTCTACAACTGCCGTGTGACTCTCAGGGTTGTAGCGTTTGACGATGCCCATTTTTATGATGTTCATAACGAGCTGGAAAAGTTTTTGAATTTCAGGGTTCAACTTACCCTCCTTACTGTCAAAACTGTTTGATAACCAGAAGAATCTACTCTGTGGGAACTCTCCTCAATCAGGTAGTTTCCGGTGAAAAGGTCTCCGAGTTCAAGTCTCACTACTGCACCGGCGACCAAGGACATATTTCCTCCTACGGTAACTGTTCCAGAGGTTCTCCAGCGGTTCCTCTTCTTTAATTCTGCGATTGCTCTCTTTTTTGCCTGCTCTAAGGTCTCTACTTTCTCGTGGAGCTTTATCTCCTCTCCGACAGGGACGTTTTTAAGAACGTAAGTATAGGAGAGGTCATTGTTCTTAACGGGGTCGTGGTAGTAGACTGTGCAGCTTCTGAAAACCGCATATACTTGGTCTTCAAGGTCTATGTCTATCAGCTGATTCTCGGTTATTGTGGTTATTGGCTCTTGGCTTTCAAACTCGTCTCTTTCTATGAAGAAGATTTTATCGGGTTGAATCTTGAGGTAGCAGTTCCAACGGTCAGCAAGGGCTTTCAGGAATTCAGCGTCTGTCTGCTGATTCTGTTGTAGGTTCTCTATTTCTATGTCGTCAACTTTTACAACCGGCTGAAGGTTGTTTTCCTCTGCTATCTGGGTGACAATTTTTCTGAGGCTCGTATTTTTGAAGTTTCGGTTCCTCTTTGTCTTGTGAATTTCTGAAGTTCTCCTGATTGCGGTTGCCTCTATCTGGAAAGTGTAGAGTCTCCTTCTCACAGAGTCTATCCTGAATTTCCCACAGGGGAAGCCATCTATGAATGCTGAAATCTCGGCATCTGGAGTAGGATAGGAAGTGAGGGAGAATTCTTTCCCTTCGTTGTAAAGTTCAAGGGAGAGAGTATCAGCCTTTTCGGTCGAATCAGTGTAGGTAAGCGAAATAAGGTATTTTTCAAGTGCTTTTGTGACGTCTTTGTTCTCGTAGAGGATTCTTAGTTCAACTTTTCTCGGCACGGCTACCTCTTCCAAATAGGAAGTTTGTCTGTTTTCACCTCTTCCGGCTTTTCAGGGACTATCACCTTCAAGTTGGCAGGCAAAAGTTCATACTTTGTAAGCTCCGGGTTAGCCTCCAGCAAAAAGTGCATGTAGTGTTCGCTTCCGTAGTATCTCTTTGCTATCTGATCCCACGCCTCGTTATGGACGGTTGTATGAATCACCGATGCCATAGTTTGTTCTTGCCTCCTTCCTCTGCTGTTCTCTGAAGGCTTTTCTGACGGCAGCTTCAACTCTCCTCTCTATTTCAAGGGCGGTTTCTCTGTCTGCTTTTCCGTTTACCGTTATATGGATATGGATTTCATTATGGTGATGGACTTGTGGATTCTGGTTTGAAATGTAGTGGCTAATAGGTAAGGTTTTTTGAGTAGGAGTGGCAAAGGAAGATTGCAACATTGCTGTTAGCGGTAAAAGAAGGGATATAGGGTTTACTGCTGTTTTCAGTATATCAAGGGTAAGTTTCGGCTTTTCAATGGCAGTTTCTACTCTCTGGATCAGGGGTGGAAGATTGATTTTCGGCAACTTTGAAAAAATGAATTTAACCGGCTGGAAGAGGGTAGTAAAAGCGGGGTTCATAAATTTCTCAACTGCAAATTTCAGTTTTTGAGTGAGAGGAGAAAGCTTAGGGAAGGTTAATTGGACAGATGTCCGAATCTGGACAGGTGTCCAGAAATAATCTTTTGCCTTTTTCATTACTGAGGAGACTTTGCCAATTAAAGAATCTCCCTTTATTCCTTCCGCTATGGTTTCTACAAATCGCAAGCCTGTTTTGTGAAGGTCTGATAGTGGTCCTTCCTTTGCAGGAGAGAAAGGAAGGAAATTCCTGACTTTTGAGAGAGTTCCTTTGACTGCATCAATAAGTTCTCCGGCTTTTGATTTGACTCCTTCTATAAAAGTAGAAAGGAGTTTTTCACCTGTTTTGAAAAGGTTTATGCTTTTCAGGAAGTTGAATACAGATTGCCATTCTTTGTAGATGATTCCAAAGGGGGAGAAGTTAAGAAAGAGTTTCGTCAATCCCGAAAAAATATCAGATATTGGGATAGACATTAGCTTGTTTAATTTATTCCATCCTTCTTTCACAAAAGAGATAGCTTTTCCAAGTAGCTTAAAGCCTTCCACAACTGCAAAAATCGGAGTTAGTGGAAGTTTTAGAATCTCTCCTACCAGGTGTCCAACAGCAAATCCCCATTCTCTTGTTGCTTTTCCGCCGTCATCCACAGGTTTGATTATCGAAGAAATAAGGTTCCCTACTGGTTTCAAGATAGAGCCTATTAAGGAGATTCCTTTTGCTACTCTTGAAAAGACAGGAGATAGAAAGGAAAAACTGTCTGCAAGTCCTTTGAAGAATCCTTCAAAGAAGTGCTTTATAGGTTTCCAGAATTTATAAATCAGTAGAGCAGTTCCGGCTAATACTGCTCCTATCCAGAAAAGTGGACTGGTGAGAGTGGCAATTGTCAATGCTCTTATACCGGCAAGGACTGTTTTTAACGAAGTAAACAGGTTTGTTTTTAGGGTAAGTGCAAGGTTTTTAAGTCCTGAAACGGTGAGTAGGTTCGTCTTTGCCCAGAGGATTTGAGCTTTTGTAGTTTCTACTATTGCGTTTTTGACAGTGGATAGTGCAGTTACAGTAGTAGCTTTTAGCTCAAGAAGTTTGTATTTTGTTTTCAATAGTTCAAATTGAAGGAAGTTAAAAAATCCTCCTCTGTATTGAATTGTGTTTATTAACTGCTCTATTCTTAAAATCTCATAAAGTTTTTTACCTGCTCTTCCGCTAAGTTCCAGTCCTTCAATAAAAAGAGATAAAGTTTTCGAAGCTACAGCGGTAACTGCTGCTACTCCTGCAATTGATGTTAGGATAAGTCCAAAACTGCCAATTCCGATCCCTACTACTTTAGCAAGGGTAGAGTGTTCAGAAATCAGACTTTTTATTGAAAGTGAAAGTTTTGTGAGTCCTGATGCCAGGAGATTAACAGCAGGCAAAAGAAGGGAACCGAAGGCTATTTTTGTTGAAGCAATGGCTTGAGACAATCTGTTGAATGCAAACCAGGTTGACTGGCTCATTTTTTTGAAAGCTTCGTCTGTTTCACCACCTACATTTTGGAATTCTTTAAGGGTATTAACGAAACTTTCGGGGTCGGCTATGAACATATTGACAACTTTCTGAGCTTCTACACTTCCAAAGATTTCGGAAAGCATTTGAGCCTGTTCGGCTTCTGTGAGTCCTGCCTGTTTCATTGCATCGGTTATCTCTTTGAGAGTTCCGACAAGTCCTTTTTGTTTTAGTGTTTCTTTGTTTACTGTTATTCCGAGTTTTTGGAAGGCTTTTTCTGCCTGTGTAGTGGGAGAGATAAGGGCGTTTACAATTTCCCTGATTGAGGTCATGGTTTGAGCTGTATCGAGTCCTTTGGCAGTTGCAGCGGCAACTATTGCTGAAAACTCGTTAAACTTCACTCCTGCAGAGGAGATAATGGCTGCTACTCCACCGATGTTTCTTGCTATTTGGTGGTTCTACCCTTTGCAATGGTTTTGAATATGTAATCAGAGGACTCTTTAAGGTCAATTCCCCAGGCTTTCATTACGGTTATAAGGGTATTATTTGCAGTTGAAATATCGCTCACTCCGGCAACTGCAGATTTACCTGCTACCTTGATGATTTCAAGAGCTTTTTTTGGATCAAAACCCGAAGAAATAGCATCATAAAAGGCTTTTGTAACTGCTGTTTTTTCCTGTCCCAATTCAGTTGAAATTTCAAGAAGCTGATTAGAGTAGAGTTTCTTAAACTTTTCAAAGTCTGTTTTCACAAGAGTTGAGGCTTCGGCAAGTCCTTTTTCAAATTCGGTTGCATCGGTAACTATACTTTTGAATCCAAGTGTTATTGCTCCGCCGATTGTTCCGAGTTTCACAGTTAAGCTTTCAAGTTTTTCTCCAAAGCTGTTAAGATTGTTAGGGTCAAAGGTTTTTTTGATTGTATCTCTTAACTTTTCAAAACCGCTTTTTGCTTCTTCTGTTTCTCTGATAAGTTTTTTTACTTTTCTGACACTTTCTTCAAAAGAGGAGACCTTTCCAACACTTTCGACTACGCTTTTGAACTCGTTAGTTTTCCTCGATGTCTCTGCGATTGCTCTTAAAAAGTTGTCTGCAAAAAGGCTCAGCCCGATAGCAAGTTCGAGATTAGATGCCATTTAAAGCCCTCTGGCATAAATTCAATTTTGCAATGGAAGTGGCAATCGGTATCTTGATTTTCTTGTTCATAATTGTTTTCTCCGTTGCTTTCCTCTCCTTCATATTGGGAGAGGTGGTCTATTTTCTTCTTTCTCTTCCCAGAAAAGCCAGAGAAAGAAGAATCAGGAAAACTAATCGTAAGTACTTGAGGAAGAGACTCTCTTATCTACCCTGAGCTTTTCAAGTTCGCTCCACTTTTCCAGCAGATAGAAAATTCTCTTAAGCTCCATCTTTAAAAACTCCGAATACGTGATCCCGATCTCCTTTAAAAGAAAAACGGGGAGGAGATCGGGGCGGTCAAATTTCCTTATCCTACTATTTGTAAAAAATATCTATAAAGTTTCAGGAAGTCCCTGATAGGCATTGCTTTCAGTTCCGGCTCGGTAACTTTTTTTCCATCAACTTCTACAAGGAGTTCCATCAATGCAATAACAATATCT